GGCAAAGAAACGTGATAAAGTATTAGAATTTTTTGATCAAGCTGTTGTTTCTCCAGAAACAATGCGTGCCTTATTTCCTAATATTCCTTTTAAAGATAGAAAAGCATGGGGAGATGTTATTGTAAAAAATGATCTACACGCAGCAGCAAAAAGACTGTTTGTAGAGAATGATCCTAACGCTCCAACATGGTATGCTATTTCGCCAGCAGAGCTTGTCGCAAAACGATACGGGCAGGATGGAACAACAGCTACAGCTTTAGCTGATAGAGCAGGAAAAAAAGGTGTAGGTACATATGAGTTTTACGGGGGCCCTGATGCTACAGATGTAAGCGGTAAGCACTATACAAGTGTTCTTGAGCAATCATTAAAAAGAGCGGCAAACATAAACAATGCAGAATTTAAAATAATTAAAGTAGCAGTTGGAGATCCTAGAAGTAGCAAAAAGGTTATTCAGATTATGGATATGAACAATCAAAGCATATTGAAAACCATTAGAGTAAAAAAAGATGGATTAGAGAATGCTATGCAAGAAGCTACTGATTTTATTAACAGCTCAGATAATGCACAGGATTTGTATACGAAGACAACAAGTATACCTTCGGGCTTTAAAACTGTGGACTCTTATGCTATAAAACTAACACCTGAAATGGTATTGCCTTCAAAAACCCATTTGGCAACAGGCGGTTTAGTGAAATACGATCCGTTGCCTAATATTGAAGAATTAATAGGAGTAGCTTAATGGCCGTTGACAAAAGAATAGATCCAAACGAACCTCAAACAGTAAATGATGCTTTGATGATACCACCAAGAGTTGGAGAAACAGTAGAACTAGAACCAGGCACCGATGATCCTCTTGTAGAAATAACAGAAGACGGAGGCGCTATTGTAGGTGAACAAGAAGAAATATTGGATGAAAGTTTTGATTCAAACCTAGCCGAGTTTATTGATGAGAATGATTTAGGAGTAATAGCTAGTGAATTATTTGATCATTATCAACATGATTTATCTTCGAGAAAAGAATGGGAAGAAGCATATAAAAAAGGGCTAGACCTATTAGGGTTAAAATACAACGAACGATCACAACCTTTTCAAGGAGCGAGTGGTGTTACACATCCTTTACTAGCTGAATCGGTTACTCAGTTTCAATCGCAAGCATATAAAGAATTATTACCAGCAGGTGGACCAGTAAGAACACAGGTTATAGGAGAAGTAACTAAAGCAAAAGAAGATCAAGCACAGAGAGTTCAAGAGTTTATGAACTATCAAATTACACACGTAATGGAAGAGTTTGATCCTGACCTTGATCAAATGTTATTTTATTTACCTTTATCTGGTTCAACTTTTAAAAAGATTTATTACGATGCAGGAATAGGCAGAGCTATTTCTAAGTTTGTTCCGAGTGATGATTTAGTCGTTCCTTATAACGCTACAAACTTAGAACAGTCTGAAAGGGTAACACATGTTATTCGTAAATCAGAAAATGAAATTCGTAAATTACAAGTCTCTGGATTCTATAGAGATGTTGATATTAAACCAATGGAATCTGATGATAGAATTCAAGAAAAAGAACAAGAAGTCTCTGGAATTAGAAAAGTAGGATATGCCGATGATGAATATACTTTATTAGAGGTACATGCTAATTTAGATGTTCCAGGTTTTGAGAGAGAAGACGGCATAAAAGTTCCTTATATTGTAACTATTGATGAAGGTTCTAATAAAATTTTATCTATTTATAGAAACTACAGAGAAGAAGACGAAACTTTAAAAAAGATAGAATATTTTGCTCATTATAAATTTTTACCAGGATTAGGTTTTTATGGACTAGGCCTGATACACATGCTTGGAGGTTTATCAAGAACGGCTACCGCTGCTCTTAGACAATTAATTGATGCAGGAACCTTATCAAATTTACCTGCAGGATTTAAAGCTAGAGGTCTTCGTATTAAAGATGATGATGCCCCAATACAACCAGGCGAGTTTAGAGATGTTGATGCACCAAGTGGTGATTTACGCGCAGGATTAATGCCTTTACCCTATAAAGGTGCTGATCCAACTTTATTTCAATTATTAGGTTTTGTTGTTCAAGCAGGTAAGGAATTTGCTACTGTAGCTGATCAAAAAATTGGTGACAGTGTAGCGGCAAATGCACCTGTAGGAACGACAATGGCTTTGATGGAAAGAGGCATGCGTGTCATGTCGGCTATTCATAAAAGATTACATTACGCACAAAAAATAGAATTTAAATTATTATCAAAAATATTTAGTGAATCCTTATCTCCTCAATATCCTTATGATGTTGTTGGAGGAATAAGATCTATTAAAGAAGCAGACTTTGACGATAAGATAGATATTCTTCCTGTGTCTGATCCTACTATATTTTCTATGTCTCAACGTGTTACGTTGGCACAGACACAATTACAGTTAGCGCAAGCTGCACCGCAAATGCATAATATGTATGAAGCGTATAGACGTATGTACCAAGCAATGGGAGTACAGAATGTAGATGCTATTCTTCCTGTTCCTACACCACCTCAACCTCAAGATCCAGGAATTGAGAACGGAAGCGTGTTATTGGGAAAACCTTTACAGGCGTTTAGAAATCAAAATCATTTAGCACACATGGATTCACACAGAGCTTTCTTTTCAAGTATTTTAGTTAAAAATAATATACAGGCTATGACACTATTAGAGGCTCATATTATGGAACACGTGTCTATTCAATCTAGAGAAGAGGTTGAACAAGAAATGCAAGAACAGGTTCAGGAATTAGCACAAAAATTTGGTGGTCAAATGCCTCAAGAAGAGCAAGTTAAGCTTCAAGAAATACTAGAATCTAAAGTTGCTGAAAGAATTACTGAAATGACAGAGAAAATGATAGCCGAAGAGCAAGAAATGATGGCAGAACAAGGCGAAGACCCTCTAATTCAGTTAAAACAACAAGAATTACAACTTAGAGCTGCTGATTTACAGCGGAAATCACAAAATGATCAAGCAAATGTAGAGATTGATGCAGCAAAATTAGAGCAAACTGCTAAATTAGCGCAAGATAAGATAGATTCACAAGAAGATATTGCACAATTACGTGCAAATGTTAATCTAGAAAAACAAAATGACAAGCGCAACACTTAGACTACAAGAATATTTTAATGAATTAATGAATTTTGCCGATACAGCGTGTGAAAATCAAAACGATCAAATACTTTTAGCAGGTTCAATGATGGCAGTGGCTAAAATGCTGTATCATAACAATTTAACAGAGCAGGAGTTTGATAATATCCTTAATCATAATGGAAGAGACTTGCTAAACCTTATAAAACCTACTATACATTAAACAGGAGATCAACTATGGCGCTTACAAAACCAAAAAAGAAAAAGAAAAAGAATCCCTACAGACTTTCTAGTGATAGACAACCTGAAATTGCTAAAGCGAACAAAGGAAAAAAGAAAAAAGGACCTAGATATATACCTATTCCTAAAGGAGACGGTCCAAAATTTGAACGACCACTAGGTAGACCAACTCCAGAACAACAAAAACGATTACCAAAATTTAAAGACATGTTTAAAAAAACAAAACCTTTTCCAATACCAGCATTAGGAGGCTTAGCAGGCACCGCTGCAAAAGCAGCCAGAAAGACGGCTAAAAAAGTAGCTAAAAAGGTAAAAAAGTAATGTCAAAAAAGTTTCCTGATTTAAGTGGTGATGGTAAAGTTACTAAAAAAGATATTCTTATGGGCCGTGGTGTAATTAAAAAGAAACGCGGCGGTGCAGTAGATTCTCCAAAGAAAAAGAAAAAGAAAAAGAAAAAAGGTTTCTTAGGTATAGCTATTGAAATGATTAGACCTAAAACAATATCTGCTGCCAAAGGTGGTCTAGCAGGTAGACTAGCTAAACGTGGTTACGGAAAGGCAAAAAAATGAAATTTAAAAATGCAAAAATGACTACTGTCTCTGCAAAAAATCCTTTTCCAACAATGAAAGTTGGATCAGACGCAGCAATGACTTTTCCCTCTTTTGTTGTGAAAAACAACAAAGGTGCAGGTCCAAAAGGTCAGACAAGCAATGCGCAGATTAAAAAAGTAGCTTTTAAAGGCGTAAAATAGTATAATCCCGACTTTAACAAAGGAGGTTCTATGAACTTACTAAAAGATCTATGGTCACACATTAAAGAGTGGAGTGACTGGCAAATGAAAGATTGGATCAAGGCCGCTATTGTAGCGATCGTTGTTATCTGGATAATTAGCTGGATGACAGGCGGAGCAGCATAGTGTTACAAGCTCTCGGAGGACTATTAGGCGGTAAAGGCGGAGCCTTAAAAACCATCGCAAAAGTTGTCGACGAGATTCATACATCAGAAGAGGAAAAATTAGACAAAAAGAT